AATCGCTTTATGCGTACTCGTGATGCCCTCGTACTCGATCCAGAGTATGCAGCTTTGGCATACTTGCGCCCATTCCAAACAATCGAATTGGCAAAAGTTGGTGATGCAGACAAGACACAAATCTTGGCTGAATTGACACTCGAAGTTCGTAACGAAGCTGCTCATGGCGGTGCTTTTGACTTGTCATAAGCAGTAGTTTTAAGTAGAATCAGGGGTGGGATAACTCACCCCTTTTTCTATGATTACTTACCTTCAAGGTGGTTTAGGCAACCAAATGTTCCAGTATGCTTCTGGACTTGGGGTAGCTGAACGATTACAAGAAGCGTTGTTTATAGACAACACTTTCTACAATCAACATAAGCAAAGGCAGTACGAATTAGGTTCTTTCCCCATATCGGCACAAATAGCGCAACAAATATCTACGCCAATATTAGAAAAGGGCTTTAAATTTCAAGAAATATCCCAATCTGGGACTATGTTAGGTTATTGGCAGTCTGAAAAGTATTTTCAAAATATATCAGACAAAATTAGAAATGAGTTCAAACTGCCAAAACATGACATTGACTCGGATATGGTCGCAGTATCCGTTAGGCGTGGAGATTACTTAACGCTTGGCGATGTGTTCCACAATCTAGATGAAGAATACTATGGGGATGCCAGAGAGGTATTTCCAGATGCTACTTTTGTAGTATTTTCTGATGATCCTGAGTGGTGCGAACAAAACCTAGAGTGGGCAGATGTAGTTGTAAAAGGCAACCCAGCAATTGTAGATTTAGCTTTACTGGCATCATTCAAAAATCATATAATAGCTAATAGTAGTTTTGCCTGGTGGGGTGCATGGTTAGCCGATGGAGATACAGTAGTAGCTCCTAGAGATTGGTTTACTAACGGCCTTGATACAACGGATTTGATTCCTGATAGGTGGATTAGAATTTGAAAAAGATTATTGATATACAAAATGGCGTTGTAAGAACGGCATATGATGATGGTTCTGGTGGCTTATTAATTAAGCACTCTACCGATCTAACAGACTTTATTGAGCATACAAAGGCTCAGTTTAATGAGAATAGCGGAACTACTGGATGGGGTGATAATCCCATTGACAGGAAGAACAAGATTGCATCCTTGCCGACAGAGATCATTAATGAACTTAATGTTTTAGGCATCATGCGTGGGTATTACATCATGGATCAAAAGTCAATGAAGAAATGGCTAAATGATCCTGATAACAGCGTATTTCGTACTCGTGGCGGTAAGGTATGAGCAGAATTGCTATCTGTATACCAGCTAGGGGTCAAATGGAGGTGGCTACAGCGTTTGATTTAGCAGCGCTAGTAGGTTACACAGTCAAGACTTCTAAACACGATCTAGACATCTTTACGGCTGCTGGAACGCTTATATTTGACCAGCGTAATAACTTAGTTAAAACGGCAATAGAAAATAAAGCAGACTATGTATTGTTTATAGATGCTGATATGAGGTTTCCAAAAGATACCTTAAAGATCCTAATGTCGCATAACAAAGATATTATTGGGGTAAATGCTACAACTCGTTCTGAGCCAGTAATCCCTACAGCTAAGAATATACAGATTAACGAAAATGGTTCTATAACCTGGCTTCCTGTTTATTCTAATAAGCTAAAAGGTATTAGCAAGGTAGACGGAATTGGATGTGGCGTAGTCTTAATTAAGACATCAGTATTTAAGAAGATTGAACGGCCTTACTTCTACTTTGAGCAATTGCCAAATGAGAAGATTTTGGGCGAGGATATTTATTTCTGTGTCAAAGCTAGAGATGTTGGCATAGATACTTGGGTAGATCACGAACTATCTATAGGCATAAGGCACATTGGTAGCTATGTTTATAGCTGGGAAAACATTAGTAAAGATTAAAGGCGATTATGTCATTCACTAGCTATACCAATTTAAAAACGGAAATTGCTGATTATTTAGGCCGTACAGACCTAACCAGCAAGATTCCTACATTTGTTACATTGGCAGAGCTGCGCTTATCTAGGGATTTGCGTACTCGTAAGATGTTGGCATCTGCTACCTCTACAATGACAAGTGGTGATGGCAAAGTAGCATTACCAACAGATTTCCTAGAGATGCGTAATATCTACACTCAAGGCAATCCTCGTATGCCTGTTACTTATCTATCTCCTAGTGCATTTATGCGTGATGCTAGAGCTGATGAGTCTGGGCTACCAGTATTTTATACAGTATTAGGTTCTGAATTTGAGTTTGCACCAAAGCCAGATACAGCTTATGTATTGGAGATTCTTTATTTTGCTAAACCCACAGCAATGTCTGATAGCGTTAGCTCTAATGCTTTTTTGGCTAACTATCCTGATGCTTTGCTATACGCTTCTTTATTAGAAGCAGAGCCATATCTTATTAACGATGCCAGAGTAGCAACTTGGGCAGACTTATATAATAGAGCCATTCAAAATATTAATAATTCAGATCAAAATTCGGAATACTCAGGTGTTCCATTAACAATGCGTGTTACTTCTAGATAAGGAATCAAAATGGCTGAAATGTCAAACTACCTCGAAAATGCGTTAGTAAACGCAACTTTGAGAAACACATCATACACATCCCCAGCTACAGTTTATGTTAGCTTACATACTGCTGATCCTACTGATGCTGCTACAGGAGCAGAAGTTAGTGGTGGATCTTATGCTCGTAAATCAGCTACTTTTGCAGCTCCTTCTAATGGTGTATCTGCAACTTCTGCCGATGTAACCTTTGACCAAGCTACTGCATCATGGGGAACAATTACCCATATTGGTATTTGGGATGCTTTAACTACAGGCAATATGCTGTATCACACACCTTTGACAACATCAAAGACCATTGATTCTGGCGATATTTTCAAGATTGCATCAGGTAGCTTAACTGTTACATTGGCATAATGGCTTTAACACTCGAACAGTTAGATCAGTTCGGGACTTTAGAGCAAGTACCATATTCGTTTGACCATAATTGGGAAGTAGACGAAGTATGTGGTAATTGGCGATTAGAGGATATGGATTCTTTAGGGAATCTAGACACTCTTACAGTATCGTTTGATGACCCAGTATGGCTTACTTTATGCGTTAAGTTCCCAGGCGCTACTATTACTGCAAGTGCAGATGTGGTCGCTGACGGATCTCGTACAAGAACTGCTGTAGCGGATGTTGCTGGAAATGCAACTATTGTTGCCCAAGGCATTAGAGTGGCAATGGCAGAAGCAGTTATTACTGGCAATGCTCAAGTAGAGTCTGAGGCTTATGCAATCAGAACATCATCAGGATCAATAGAAGGCTCTGCAAGCGTTGTAGCTGCTGGAGCTAGGGTAGCGGTAGGCGAAGGACAAATAAATGGATCAGCAAGCGTTGTTGCAGCAGCAGTCGCAGTATTTTCAGGAACAGGCACTATCAACTGTCAAGCGGATGCAGAATCAACTGGCATACGAATACGCACTTCTGTCGGTGCAATTGAGGCAAGTGGAACAGTTAGTGCAGATGCCATTCGAGAAAGAACAGCAGAAGCATTAATAAACGGAACTGCGTTAGTAAGTGCTAACGGAGGCGTTTTATATGTTGGAGAGGGCTCAGTAGTTTGCGAGGCTTATGTAGATGCAGAAGCAAGAGCTATCTACGCTGGCAATGGTACGATAAATGGTACGACATCAATAGTATGCGCTGGAATCCGATTAGGCGATAATTGGACAAACGAAACTGCTGGATCAGAATCTTGGACAGGCGTTACGCCAAGTACAGATACATGGACATTAGTAACTGCTGGATCAGAAGAATGGACTCCAGTTACAGAATCTAGCGATACTTGGACAAATAATAATATTGGAAGCGAAACATGGCGCTAAGTAGAATTGCTTTTGGAGAATGGACTCCTGACCAGCCAGGTCTTACAAATGGCTTACAAAGAGCTGAAAATGTATATCCTAAAGCTAATGGGTATGGTGCAGTACCTACTGTAGTAGATTATTCTGCTGCTGCTTCTGAAACACTTAATAATGTAGTAGCTGGTCGTACTACTGTTGGCGGTACTATTCTATTTGCTGGTGGAGCTACTAAGCTATTTAAGCTAGATTCAGCAGATTTATCTATGGATAATGTATCTAAAACTGGTGGCTATACCACTCCTACAGATCAGCGCTGGAGATTTACACAGTTTGGAAATGTCGTTATTGCTGCTAACGGATACGATAAATTACAAGGATACAATGTTAATTCAGCATCTTTATTTGCTGATTTAGCTGCTGACGCTCCTACTGCTAAGTTTGTAACGATTGTGCGTGATTTTGTAGTATCTGGAAATATTCAGCCAAGCAATCCTAATCGGGTTCAATGGTCAGCATTAAACGATGAATCTAGCTGGACTACTAGCGCAACAACTCAAGCAGATTATCAGGATATTCCCGATGGTGGAACAGTAGTCGGCATTACTGGTGGAGAATTTGGGCTAATCCTAATGGATCGCTCTATCTATCGTATGTCTTATGTTGGCAGCCCATTAGTATTCCAGTTCGATAACATTACTCGTAACTTAGGCTGTTATGAGGCCAACTCTGTAATACAGTACGCTGGAATGACATTCTTCCTTGGGGATGATGGATTTTATGCTTGTGATGGACAAACAATCCTACCTATTGGAAATGA